AATTAATATTGTTAGCAACAGATGTAGCAGCTTTTAAAACAGTAATTATAACATCATCAGTTTTTCTTCCTAATGCATAAGCAGCATTTTTAGCAAGAACACCTCTTTCGTCAATATTTACTTTAAGCTCATCTAATTTATCAACATAATCTGCAGCATAGTAATCAGACATGGTTGCACTCACATTAGTGTGTGCTGAGTTCATAGCTACTACTTCAGCATGTCTTGCTTTTGTAGTTGCAGAACCTTTAGCTAATTTTTGAAAAGTTACAGTAGAGCCATTAACACCGTTAACAGTTCTAACTAAATTTTTCAATTTAGCACCCATACGCTGATATGCCATGTGCACTTCAGCTTCAAACTGAGTAATAAAGGCATTAGTAATCGAAGTTGCCATTTTATATACTCCTATTCAAAGGTTGTTATTTAGTTTTTTGCTTCACTTATCTCTTTGATTCATTTGTGTTATCCATAGTCGACATAGGCACAAATACCCACGAAAGAGGGCTTAATTGATATATTTCAGAAAATTTAATTATTTTCAACGCACATTATGTATGTGTTGCTCTAATTCTTTCAATATCTTGGGGTTGTCTTTAAAAACACCCATTAATCCATTAGTAATATTATTTACTACTACTTCTTCTTTATTCTCATTATCTAATGGTTGTCCTAATTGTGTTAATGATGTGTAATATACTATTGCATGAAGAATCTCATGTAGCAAAGTACAAGCATGATCTACTTTAGATAAATCTTCTTGTATGGAAATACAATTTTTTCTATGATCAAATTCTCCAAAAGCGTCAGATGGTTTAGCAAATGACGCTTTCTCGTAAATTATTTCTATATCTTGATACCCTACTTTAACTTTAGAGCTTCGCTGGAGCTGTGCCATACTTCTGTTCATAAAGTTTAGTTACTCTAGATATGTATGCATTATCTCGTCTTGTATCATCCCAATAACGAGGATCACGCATCATAGCTCGTAAATCATCTTCACTTGCATCAACATCTATTTTAGTATCTTCTTTAGGCATTGGAGCATCTTTTGTTAATCCCATAATTTCTTCCAATACTTTAACATTATTTGCACTTGTAGCAATATTTGCAACAGAACTATATGCACTTTCAGATAAATTCTTTTTTGCCCATAAATCTACTGCTTCTATTCTTTCTTTTGCATTATCACCTAATTCTTGCATTTGTGCTTCTTGACTAGGAATACTATTAACTGCATTATCTACAAATGCTTTTACACCATTATTAAATTCATCTTGTGATAAACCCTTTTCACGCGCAAAGTCTCCCCACCATTTTACCAAAGGTAAATCAGGTTCTAAATTAACTTCTACTCCTTCTGGTATATCAGGTGTTACTAATTCATAATCACCATCAGGAATATTAGCTTTTTGTTCTTTTGTTATATCTTCTCGAATTGATTTAGTTAAATCTTCTGTTCTTTGACCTAATTTAGATTCTAATGATTTATAACTTGAACCTAATGCTTCTAAATTAGTTTCATTTCTTTCTGAATCCCAAAATTTTTCAGGTATGAAGTCAGGGCGTTCAAGCGTTTCTTCTTCGGTAGGTTTGTCTTCAGTTTCGGCATCGACACGATGCTCAATAGTTTCACCTTCTTCTACGGCCTTGTCTTCTTCTAAAGCTGCGGCGGCCATCAAGCCATCAGGAGCCGATACGTCTTCGGTTGTTCCTTCAGCTTCTTGGTTGTCACTGTCGCTCATTTGCTCGTTTTATCCTTTGTTCTATTTCACGCACTAAACTGTTCTGCCCTTCTCGTGCATATCCAAAAGAAGGGTCAGCGCCGGGAATCCAT